TAATAACGCAGCATCGGCAAGCGGCTTAGGCCGCTCTCGCGTTTCTGGCATCGATCCGATTGCGTCTGCATTTCAGGCGGCGATGTCGGAACAGAATCTCGATGGCTCGGACAATCGCCTGTCCCAAGAGCAATTGCGGCAGAAACGGCTTGCAGACTGGCAGCGTGTAGTTGGTATTCAGTCGCTCGGCTACGGCCTCGAAGACTTGTATTACTCCGGCTTTCGCGGGGTATTAAACAATCTGCCGTTTATGGCTCAGGGGCTCGGCTCGACGCTCGGCATGTCGCCTGTGATGGCCCAAAATCTTGCGGGCTATACCGCTTTGGGCGCAACAGCAGGGCTTGTTGCATACGAAAACCGCGAACCAATCGCCAAGTATTTCGGCTACGACTTGGGCAGTCGAGAAAACAGTCTTTTTGGCATCGCCGACCGATCCCGTGCAGAGAAGCTGCAACAGCAGGCGTCCGACGCTTCTTATTACATCAACAAGTACGGGCAGGAATCAGCCCTTGGGCGACAATACATGGCCGAAAGCGCAAAGGCTTTGGCTGGTTCCCAGCGTGCAGCGGGGGCTGATGTATCAAACTCCGAAATCGCATCCATAATCAACGCCATGTCGCCACAGGAAATGGCCAAGGGGCGAAACGTCGCCGGGCTCGATCTGGGTGGCGACTTTACTGGCCAGTTAATCCGCAATGCTGCCAAGTCATCGGAAGAAGAAATTCAAGCAGAAGCCAAGCGGCTTTTTGATGCAAACACTTATAATATCCCAAGATTTCCAGGCACAAGCTCTGCAATAAACTATCTCCTGAGCGGCACAGGCAAATTTAATCCGCAAGCTAGCGACTACAGGCAGCAGGCGGAACTCAATCTGGGGCCGGGCGATCTTGGCAAGTATGCCACTCTGATTCAGAAAACGCTCTCGGGCGATGGGGACGCCAGAAGGGCTCTTGAAACGGCCGGCGACAAGATACCCCAAAGCCTTCGGGACGAAGCAAGATCAGCAGTCAGCATCTCTTCAAACATGAGCGTTTTTGACGCCAATCGTATTCAGTCGCTTCGGGCTTCCGCCGCCAATCCTTTTGCCGACATCAAAGCCATCAACGACCAGGCCCGCAATATCCTTTCTGGCTACACTCAAGATGGCGAGGGGCTGGATGCTGTCATGGATTCGTTCGGCAAATCGCTGGAGCAGGCCCAGAAGCAGGCGCAATCGCCTTGGCAGGAGAGTTTTCAAGCCAATCGCAACCGATATGTTGGGAATATCGCCGCTTCTTTTGGCGGTATTCAGGCTAACGCAGCTCGCGGCAACGGTCGCACCGTGCAGCAGAACAACCTTAAAGGAATGATTGTTGACGACCTGCTTTCCAGTGGCGTGCCGCGATCGAAGGCACAGCAATTAGCGGGAGAGCTTTACACGGAAGGTTACGGCCAATACCGTATGATGCAGGATGCAGCCGCAGGAATGGCTAACGGTATGTCGCCAGCCGAAAACATGATGATGATGTTTAACGAAGAACAAAACATGGCTTTCAGCCAGTTTCAACAGAATCGCATGATGATTATGCAGCATCAGTCGGCACTCAGACGCAATGCGTGGATGCGTACTCGTCCTGGTTTTCGTGGGAGCCGATAAATTATGGCCTACCCCAAGCCGCTGATCTTCTTTAGACAACAGACCGCAAACCTTCCAGCCAATCTTACGCCAACCAGCCTTGACCCCGGCCTGCTTGGGGTTCAGATCAGTTCCGTATCGACATTTCAGCTATCAGGAGCACCTTCCGCCCAGTTCGCGCTGCTTGGCAAGGGGCCACAAAAGAGCCCGACCAGCTCTAACGGTACTGTTACAACCGATAATGTCTGGAGCTTGCAAGGGGCGGAAGTTCGCATCTATTTTGACAGCCGGGCAAACCAGACCGCTAATTTCAGTTCCGCGGGCGAGGCCAATATCCCGCTCGTTTTCTGCGGCAATGTGCATGAATGCCGACCGACCGAGAACTCGGGCACGCCATGGTATGCCTACACGTTCGAAGCTCGCGGCCTGATCGCTCGGGCAGAACGTGTGCCGGTCGTCAGTCCGATCGACAACTCCGATAACGTCCGATTCAACATCAATGCTCTGCTCGACGACTATCAGCCGACCACCGGCGGCAAGTCGGTCGGCGATGCAATCCGCATGATCCTGACCAGCTACGCCACAGCCTACCGGCTCAATCAGCAGGGCATCGGGAACTTTACGCTCAACGACGCAGCCCAGACCGCCACCCTGCCCTGGGCCACCGAATCTGACCTGAACAATATATCGCTTGTGCCACCCTTCGAGTTTCGGATCTCGGGCGACAATGTGATCGCAGCCATTCAGGAGACGCTCGATTCTTATGCTCCCAATTTCAGCGTCATCATCCAGCCCGACGGCACGATCCGCTTCCCTGACCTTCGCAACCATCAGCCCTACAATCTCGACCTGATCAGCAACATTGTCGATGGCCTGAACTACACCAAATCCACGCTTGGCAGCTATTCCCGTGTGCTGGTTCGCGGTGGCCCGAAAGTAGTGCCTTACTATTGCCAGTGGAATATTCCACGAGACAACCCGGCCTACAACCTCGACAATTCGCCCGACAACAGCAAATTCAACGGCAATATGGTCGAGTTCTTTGACTATACCGGTGCCACCAACACGCAGGCCAAAGTCAATTTCCAGCACGCCAATTTCACCTGGGGCCGGATTCTGCTCTCAGTCGGCAATGTCACGTTTGCCAATGCCACCGGAGCTAATCTGCCATCCAACCAGATTCGGATTATTCCCGCCAGCGGCAACCTGCCCGGCTCCAACACCACCAACCTGCAAAACTGGCTCGCCGACGAACTGACGATGATCGACAAGGGCACCGATTCCCGTCGCGAAGCCAGAGTCAAGATTAATCGCAACTTCTGGAAAATCGGCACAGGCGGCACCGCCAATTCAATCATCCGCAAGGATTCGGGCGAGTTTCTTATCACCCAGAACACTCAAGCCAATGCGTCTGTCAACTGGTCGATCCTGACCACCAACCCCAACGTCGATCGACCGCCCAATTACAACGCCTCGACTAACTACTACACCTACGACTATGAGCTTTACGGCTACACCCGCGAAGGTTCGACCACATGGCGGCGATACACAATCAATCTCGACGCCATCAGCAACAACAACCCTCTGACAACAACTCAGAAGGGTATGGCTCGGCGGATCGGCAATGTTTTCCCGACCCCGGTTGATGGCCTGAATTTCAGCCAGATCGGCAACTCAAACACTTCTGCCGGTGTGAATCAGCAGCGAAAAGTCTGGTATCCCGAATGTCTGGTGGAATACCGGCAGCGGGTCGCCAACAGCACGTCGGCCAGTTATACTTATCAGGCATTCTGGGCAGGTTTTCGGATTAACCCGGTCAACAATTTCATTGTGCTTTCCCGGCCCAGCGTGCAGGAAGTGACGGGCTCTAACGGCACCTATACAGACAAGATGCCGCCCTGGGATACTGGCACGGGCAACTCCACCAACCAGCCATTCCAGATTGTGCCTTACAATATCAAGGTGCTGCTCCCGGTTTACGAGGGCACTCAAGAGGCTGCATATCCGCATTACGACGCCAATATGACGCCTGCCGCTGGTGAATCCAATGCGACCGTCAAAACACGATACGGCATTGAGCGAGATTTGATCGTCACTCTGCCTGAGTGGTACGAAGCCCGCGACCAGTCATCGGCCGACCAGTTCGCCAAAGACATCTGGGATAGTGTGGAAAAGCCCTTAATTCAAGGCGGTTTTGCATGGGTGGACGGTATTCCTTCCACCGAGTGGAGCTATGCGGGCGTTCTCTCCAACGGCAAATTGCAATCTTTCAATATCACCGCCAACGAAACATGCCGGGCCAATGCTGGCAGCGGGCTTGAAGACTGCTCACTGCTGATGACAGCGTGCGAAATCAAATTCCCCGGCAACCGCAAGCCGTTTACGGTGGCTTCATTCACGACAGCCCGGCCAAGGGCAGGCGTTCCGATGCACGACTTCCACTCGTTCAACGAAATGCTCGAACGCGATCCAATGATCATTTAAGGGGGCAGCGATGGGGCCGAATGAAGGCTGGATGGTCAATGTCGAAAGCGAGCTGAAGCGATCCCGTGACCAGCTCACCAATCTTGCAATCAACCAGCTTGCATCGCAGAGCCAGCGTAATTTTCAGTTGCCGTCAAGAACCAGCCAACCAGATCAGTCTCAACAGGAAGACGAATTAATCTGGATTCAGCTAACAGACAAGATTATTGTGGATTCGCAAATACTTTATTCATGGAAACGACAGATCAAAATTTTCGGGCCTTCTGGCTATGTATGGATTGATACAGGGGAGGCATCGACATTTGTTGAATATCCGGCGACTTCATTAAACAATGAAAACGTCGCAACCGGGAACGGAAAACGATATCCGGCGAAATGGAATCCTGACACTTCACAGTGGATTTTTTTTTTGAGGTCGGAAGCGTGCGAATCGCCGGATGACCCAAACTGGCCCTGCTCGCTTTTTGCATTTCACGGCATTTTCGAATATGGCTATCTTGATTCGGAAATAGGCACAATTAACCCCAGTGTAGTTGACAAAGATTCAATCGCCAGTATTCAGGATTTTCGAGTCTCACGGTTTATCGATACCGATGGCGTTACCCGCCAATTCAGGGGCGCGTCTGGCTGGTATTTTCAGGCAGCCGCGTCAACGTCAGAAGTTAGAATCAATAACACGGCCAACGATGAGAGAGACATAACAAACAGATCATCGTGGGGCGATGTCGTTAATGAATGGGACACGACAAATAACCTGAAGCCGATCGGCAATCTGTTTCTCGGATTGACCACATTTGGCGGCTATCTTTACGGCACGCGCGACCCTGATATCGGCACTGGTTCGCCATACTATCCACGATACCTGACCGAACCAGGCCCGATTCGAATGACGTATCTTTACGGCGATGCCAATACATCAAACAATTGCCGAATGAATTTTGAGCTACGGTCAGCATGTAAGGCCAGGCTGAAAGGAACCACGCAAGCCATACCTGATTGGGCGTCGTCTGGATCGCTTTTGTCAGACAACTCAAGTGCCGACATTTCAATCATACCAGGCACTGACAACTTTATCGTTTTGGATGGCCTGCGAGCGATCAGAATAAGGCCGTTAGGCTGGCTGGCTCACATGGCAGACCACGCCATCAAGACAGCCGACTCGTTCAATTCTGGAACGTTCCCCGGCGGCATGACAATGGTATGGAAAGAAAACTCGGCACCGTTCGCCTATGACGATGGCGACCCGCTGGGCGACTTCACACCACAATACACTACTGCCAACGGCACAACCACATACGGCAGCAGCTTGGAATGGACTGGATTTCATCATTACAATTTCGGCAACTGGTCTGATACAACGCTTGGCGCACCTGACCGATATAATCTGAAGGCCCGTGCAAAGGTCTGGTATAAACTGGAAGACGATTCACTGCCATCAAGGCCAGACATCTTCAAAGTCAACATCGGCACCACGCACACGCCACCTGATGAAATCGTCGAAGTAACGGCCACCGAACGCCAGACGGTGCATGAAGGGCCATCAGGGCCGCCGTTTAACGATCCACCGACATACGCCAACAATCCGGGATTCGTCTTTACGTTCAGTGAAACTGTTGACCGAATTGCATGGATTCACCTGACTTTCCACTACAATGATCAGATTATTGGTTGCCAGTTTTGGGGCGGAAATGCCGCCGGTGGCTTAGGCTTTCCAGTCTCTGAAAATTACAATAACGCCATTCTATTTTCAAAGATTAACAGCACCGACCAAGTAACTGACGATTTTAGCGCGAGCCTTGTGGCTATGCCGTTTGGCACTTATGCCAACTCGCCATTACCTAAAGCGTTTCTGGCAGTTACAAACATCACAGGCACGCGGTTTCGCAAGGTTTATTTCCGTGTTGTCTGGACAGCCGTAAAGCCATCAGGAACGACGCATTCAGTTGATTACGGCGATGGCTCTACCGACACCGGCATAACGTCAGATGCTTTTGATCACACCTACGACACTCAAGATGAAAATATTTTCAGGGCTATTCTAACGGTCAGTTATACAGGCGGCAGTTTTGTTCATGGAACAACTGTTAAAATATAGCAATCGACTCATTGACGCTGCGTCGTCGCCTAATTATACTTTGGGCACTGGTTAATACTAAACGCAATCTCTTAGGTTCGGTGGATAACCAGTATCCAAAGGGCGGAGCGACTCACATCGTTCAGCCGCATCTCAAGGGCGTGCCGGAACAGGCTCAAGATGATCACCTGCCCGGCGCGTAATTACCACCGGAAAAGTTACGCAAATGAGCAAATCGCAAGTAAAAGTTAAATGCCCTGAGTGTGGCAACGATATCGTGTTTGCTCGCGCCAAGAACGCAGAGCTGACAATCCATCGTAAAACGATCAAGGAATGCCACAACATAATTGCCAGTCTCGTTGAAGCAGGAAAAGCTGAAAAGGTTCGCCGCGACACTATCGAGAGTGATCTTCGTGTCGAAATTCGCAAGCTGCAAGACGAAATCAGGTACATCCAAGAGAACCGACAGCCCTAACCGATCTCGTCGGCAATCTTGCGAGCCTTCGAAAGATCCAGGTCGGCATAGATCTCGGTGACTTTTGCGTGCGAATGCCCAAGTGCCGCCTGCGTTGCGTCCAGCCCGTAGCTTTGCCTGAACCGGGTTGCAGCCGCATGTCGAAGCTGGTGCGTGCCCCACGGTTCAATTCCCGCGCGTTTGCAAGCTTTTCGGATCGCTTTTCCATAAGAAGCGGCCGTATATTGGTCGCCCGGTGTCTTCTGCGGATCGTCTTTGGATCGGTCTATCTGCGATGGCTGCACTTTGCTCTTGCGTCGCTCCCGCATCGTCCTTAGTCGCTCTGCCTGAGCTTCTTTGGGCGAAAACAGGGGTGAACTATCCGGCCGTTCCAGATAGTTCGCTATGATCTTCTGGGCTTGCGGCCCGAGGAAAACGACCCGCTTCTTGCCCCGATACCCGGTCTTATGCCTTGATGGCCGATAGCTCCAGTCTGAGCGGTCGATCTGGCCCGGTGTCATGGTCAGCACCTCCGACGCCCGCATTCCGGTGAGCCACTGCACCTGCACCGCATCCCAGACGACCGACGAGACAAACGGGCGAATCGCCTCCACAGACTCCCATGCCACCGGCTCAACCAGCTTTCTCGGTTTCATGACTTTCGACTCCGTGACCCTGCGAACTGATTTCAGTGTGACCCAGACATCGGCCGGCACCAGCTCTTGTTCCACTCCCCACTGGAAGCAGCGGATCACATAGCTGTGATACATATTCACGGTCGCTCTTGCGAGCGGCTTGTTAATCCACTTGGCTCTCAGTGCGATCAGTTTACTCGGGGTGAAGTCTTCCGCTGGTAGAGTACCAAACAATAATACCAGTTCTCGCAGTCCACGCTCCTGCTGGTCTGGTTCGTTGGATTCGGTTTTATTGTCATGCCTGAGTGCGGCGATATACTGGGCAGCGAGGTTAGCAATGAGAATCGATTCTTCCGGTATGACCGGCAAATCGCCTACAGCCATAACGTGTGCCAGAATTTGTTGATATTTTGCCTGACTTTCTGGACTACCATACTTACCAAGATATATTGTGCGACCGTTCATAATCACCCTTGCCTGGCCTGTTGGCCGGTGCAGAAGGTAGTTCGGCATAGCGATCTTGTTGCGTCCCATAACGGTAAATTCGACGATTCTTTGGTAGCCTACCATTTTATTCTCTTGTCAGATTTCAACTGTCATCTGTTCAAGAGACGATATAGAACACAAAATAAAGGCGATCTAACAGTGCACTCGGCAGGACTCGAACCTGCAACCTTCTGATTCGAAGCGGGTTTTAAGCCCTACCGAGTGAACTGTTATCATTTGGTAATCTTTCCGGCAAGCATTTCTTGCCAGATGGCTTCACCGCGATCAAAGTATTTATCAACTACTTCCTGCTTCTCTTGAGACAAGCCGAGCAGAACATAGTTCAGGAACTCCTGCAATGTTCCATCGTTGCCCCTGTGAACCTGTTGCGCTGCCATTATCTTTACCCTGCGACACACAGGAGCAATAGAGTTAGCAACCAATCTGGTTGCGCTATCCGGTTTTGGCGTGTCTGCTGTTGCCATGAAAATTACCTCTGGTTTTAGTGCAAGTGCGAAATTGCACAAGCTATACTTATTATACATTCGCACATATAAAAGAAAATGAAAATTATTCTTACTTTTATGTTGAAAATTGCTTTTAAAGTAAATAAAGTAAAAAGAGTACACCAGCGGCTTTCGCGGTGACATTTCTCAACATGCAAGGAGTATTAATGCACTCTGTAACAGTCAAGCTCACACCAGAGCAGCACGCAGCAATCCTTGACGAGCAGAAGCGGCACATTCTCAGCGGAAAAGTCAAAAAGCTGACAGATGCCTCAGCCAGCAAGGTTGTCACTAAGGCCCTGGTGCATGCGTTGCAGCAGCCAGACTCCGTGAAAGATCAGATATTTCTATCCTGACCGGACGATCTTTTACTCGATTTTGGGGTGTACGGGGCCTGGATAATTTATCTGGGCCCTGTTTTATAAGGGAGCGTGTATGTTGCAAAACAGGTCTAGCGAGCTGATGCGAATGGCCGACCATCTGGAAGAGATGGGAAAATATTTCAATTCAAACTGGGCGGCTTTTGAGAGTGACTTCTTTTCTGTTTTACTGCAATCAAACTACCGTCCCGGAATTGTCACGCTGACAGGAAAAAAGACCCACTATTTTGCTATCGACTACCAGAACAGAAAGCTCATCGAGCGGGACAGACCAAATGTTTTGCTTGATATTAGCACCCTCGACATGTTCGGCAAGTTAATTGCAGACGAGATGGAAGTAACTGAAGAAATTAATACCCTCAGTGAGAAAGGTGATACAGATGAGTCAGGACATACAGCCAACTACGCCGTCGAATGACGGGTATGGCGAAATCGAGAGAGTTCTTATCGGCGGTGATCTCGACAAGATGACTACCGACCAGCGGACAGTCTATTACATGAAAGTATGCGACAGTCTGGGTCTTAACCCTCTCACCAAGCCGTTTGAATATATTAGGCTTAACAACAAGCTCACGCTTTACGCAAACAGAAACTGCGCTGAACAGTTGCGCCGAGTTTATGGCGTCTCTGTTACTGACATGGAGCAGCAAGTAGGTTTTGACGTATTAACTGTTACTGTTAAGGGTCAGGACAAGACGGGACGCATGGATGTTGCCAGTGGAGCAGTTTATATCGGCGGGCTCAAAGGAGAGAATCTTGCCAACGCTTATCTCAAGGCTGAAACAAAAGCTAAAAGGCGGCTTACGCTATCTTTGTGCGGCCTTGGGATGCTCGACGAAACCGAAGTCGAGACGATTCCGCAAGCCCGCAAAATCGAAGCTGAGCCCGCCACGAAATCCATACCGGGCCCGTCAGGCCATTCAGCCAATACCACCGCCAGCCAGCCAAAATTTGGCGTCTTGATTAAGGCTATTGTAGAAAAGCACGGCTTGTCATTCCCAACATTCACCGAGGAATTGTTTCAGGCTGTGAAAATGTATTTCATGGATGAACTCGGCTCGCTGGAAGCTGCCGGGTGGAAGGATAAAGGGGCGGCACTTGGACGCTGCTATGAAGGAATCGATCAAGCCGAAAAGGAAGCGATGATTAGAACGGCAAGCGATCTTGCGATCAAGCTCAGCTCTGACAGTGAGGGCGATCAGTACACAGGATCATTCTGACGCATGGAAGGTGATGTCGTAAAGATCAAGGGAGACGGTCGCCTGTGGGCTGTCTCCTGCTTGAAAAACACTCTGGCAGAGATTGAATCGATACCGCCAGGCGAAAAGAAAATCGTGCCGGCTTCAAGTCTTCAAGTCCAGTCGATGGAAATGCTTATGCGGCGTTACGAAAGTGTGACCCAGCAAACAAAAGGATTTGCGTTCGCACATCTCATTATTGATCGAGAAAAAGAGGCTAGAAAGCGGTATCGCCGTACAGCCATAGACAAAGGGAAATAGCCATGTCCGCAAACATGCCCAAGATGTATTCAAGGGGCTACGTAGAGTACGCATTCAGCTTCCACGCCTACAACGGAACTGTGTTGATGCCTTCTCGCAAATACACAGACAAGTCAATGGCTGCAATGTTTGGCAGGCTGCTTGGCAGAACCGTGTCAAGACAGTTTATCAAAGACAGGATGGAGATCTGCGGAGCAATTACACTGCGATCTGGTAACGATAAAGAAATATTTGCCGTGATTGTGGATAGATTCAATATTACCGCAATCAATGTGTCGTCGATCAAGGAAGCCGACGAGATGATTGATTCGATTCTTGAGCGTATTGGCGATAGTATTGACCAAGACACTGAAGGAAATTAGTATAAAAGCGGAAGAACTCTCCATTCTGTCGTGGTGGCCTTTCTGCTGACCTTTCGGGCAACGATCCAAAACGCATCGGAGAAGGGCGTTCTCTGAGCGACAGAAATAAAAAAACCTTGCAGCACGGGTTACTGCAAGGCTAACCATGTCCCCATGGAAGAGACAACTTTATTATACTAAAAGTTGTCGTTTATACAAGAGGAATACATGCGAAATCCTGCTGGCTACACAAAAATGTTTCATGGCTGGTTCGACGCCGATATCAGCGATGGAGCCAGATTGACGATTCTTGCCATCTACAGCTTTTTCAACCAGCAACATCGTAGCTGGTTTGAAACACCCACTGTCGTGAAGGTGGCAAAACTGAGAGGTATGTCCGAAGATCGAATTAAAGATCATTATCGGGAACTGGAAGACGCCGGGCTGATCAAGCGAACAAGGGAAGCTGTTCCCGGCAAAGGCTCTATTGTGACAGTAACAATAATCGAGCCATCCGACAAATCACCATGCTTTTACGAAGGTGGTGAAAACACCACCCTCAGAGGGGGGCAAGAACACCACCCTCTGAAGGTGGCAAAAACACCACCCTCTTATATAGGTATTAATACCAAGGGTTTTAATAAGAGTACAACCAGTCGTATTAGTGCTGATAAGAGTGCGATCACCAGCAGCAATTCGGAAAACTTTCTTGACCCGATTCCTTCAAGCGAACCGACGCCTCAGCCTCAGCGGTTAGTGCGGATCGAATCGCCCAAGCTGATCGCTCCCAAGTTTCCGCCCGGACTTCGAGACAAGGTGCTGTCGATTCTCGGCCCGGATGCTGACGGCATTCTGGCATCAGTCAATCAGCTCCAGATCGATTCCGGCTTTGTCGAGTACGCGCTGAAACGAGTCAAGGGCAACGAGACGCCTGGAAGGCTCTACAATCACTTGCGAAAGACTGAATGGAAGATTGGCTGGGAAAACCCCGAAAAGGCCAAGGAGGAGGCAAGAGCGGCCCGCAAAGCGAAGCGGAATGCGATGTGGTCAGACTTTCAGAAAGAATGGGACAAGGCGGAAGCTGCTTTAGCTGCTCAGGCTGCCCAAGGAAAGGGGGCCAACCGTGGATAATTGGATCAGCGAATACGTTGAAGGCGTTTATCAGACGAGAGGCTACAACCCGGAAAGCGAAGCGGTCGAGCGAATGATAACCAGCCTGCTTCCGGCCTGGCAAAAGCTGTTGATGAAAACTGGCTTGGTCGGCAAGACAGAGAAGCTAAAAGAGATTGCAATCGACTTTTCGCTTACGACGATCGGCAAGGGGATAGGCGCGGTGCTGCCAGCCTTTGCTGATTTCATTAACGCAGGAAACAAAAAAGGCGATCTCGCTCCTGCTGCGTCGCCTGCTTTGCCCGACTGCACATGTGAGTTTTGCGATGGTATTGGCGTTGTTATGGTTGATCAGGTGCATCGCTCGGGAGAGCTGTTCAAGGCAGCGTATCGGTGCGATTGCCCGGCATCGGTCGCTTACGCCGGTGTGCCTGCTGCGTCTCCTGAGTCAATGGCCTCCGCAAGGCGAGAAAACCTTGCAGTAAGAGATCGTCAGCGTGAATGGTTGAAGAGAAACGGAATTGATCCAGATAGACCTCTTCTTTCGCAGGAAGGAGCGTTTACTGGATGGGTACGCAATATCCGATTTGACCTGCCGCCTCCTCGAAAAACAATCAAAACCGAGCCTTCGGCGGCTTCGGTAAGCATAGACGACGAGATGGCTGTCATGCAGTGGTAAATGACACGCAACAGAGAGCATTTGCAACGGAGGATCGACAGTGCTTGTGCTGCGAATTAAAGACGGAGAGATGGTGCAAATTGACATACCTGGTGGAAGTCCAGTTGTGCTGAAAATCAAGTGTACTTCAGGTAGTGCAATTAAGCTGGGTATTGAAGCCCCGCGAGAGTATCAAGTGTCTCGAACAAAACAGGAAGCCAAATGAGAATCATTACTGAGCCAAGTGTGTATCTGGTAGGTTTTCAGGAAACGGGTTTTGAGGAGCTGGAGCAATTTCTGCATTCGGAGGGGGCGCCGGACTGGCAGACCGACACTGGCAGCGAAGCTGAAAGGCTTGTCGAGATTGCAGGCCGCCTTTGCTATATGTCTTTTGCCAAGCCCCGTCCCGGCGGCAACAAGGCTTATATCGATCACATTCTCGAAGTCGGGCACGGCTCGGTGCTGGAGCATGCCGTGTTCGGCCTGCTTATTACCGGAGTTTCCCGGTCTCTCACGCACGAGCTGGTGCGGCATCGGGCCGGGTTCGGATTTTCGCAGCTTTCACAGCGATATGTGGATGAGTCGGAATGTGCGTTTGTGTTGCCACCGGGGATAAAAAAAGATGAATTTAATGGATACACCTATGATTTGTGGGAGCAGTTCTGCAAAGAATCGCAAATCATGTATTCAAAACTGGCAAGTTTGCTACAAGACGAATCAATTCAAGATCACACACTTCGCCGTAAGAAGGCCCGCGAGGCGGCTCGGTCAGTGTTGCCGAACTGCACCGAGACAAAGATATTTGTCACAGGTAACGCAAGAGCTTGGCGGCACTTTATTGAGCTGCGAGGTTCGATCCATGCGGATGCTGAAATGCAGAGGTTGGCGATTGCCGTGATGAAGAAGCTGCAAGATGCGGCACCAAACATTTTCAGCGATTACGAAGTCACAGAAGAAGGCGTGACAACGCCATTTAGAAAGGTTTGAGCGATGAAAGAGCTACTTGAGCAGTACAAACGTATTCAGGGCATGAAAGAGTGCCTTCGGTCTTTTAACAAGTATGTTCCAGACATGATCTCAGACAAAGCTATCGACGTAATGATTGACCGAATCGACCTCAAGTTGGATTCATTGGCTCGTGAGATTGTCAGGCTGATTCAGGACAACCCGCCAGAGGACATTCCTCAGCCTGAACGCAAGCCACTCTGGGCGGTGATCGCCGCCGGAGAGCCTGATTCTGAGGCGAGAGCAAGAGGGATCATGGGCAGTACAAAGTATCGCGTGTATTTTTCAAAACAAGATGCTTTGGAATCTATCGGCGATAGCATCGACAAAAAGGTCGTTCCAGTCTGGGGGGAGTGAAATGCAACCCACCATGCGAGACTTGGGCCAATTTCTGCAAAGAAAACGAGAAAAAGCAGGTCTTACTCAGTCGCAAGTTGCCGACGAATTAAAAGTGCCACGTCCAGCGATTAGTCTGATTGAGAATGGTGTCCGGCACGTGTCAACGCTTGAACATGCCAAGCTGGCAAAACTGTATGACTTTGATATGAATGAGTTTTTCGGGAGGGCAAGGAAATGAACGAACAGATCGAACAACTGAAGGCCGACAAAGCCGCACTTGAAGCGGCACAAATTGTCATGCGAAAGCATGGCGGCTATGTCTCTGAACTTGTGATTGAGACAGGAATCCGCATTCAAGACAAAATAAAGGAACTTGAAAGACAAGCGGATGACCCGTGGAAGGAAGCCAAGCAACTAATCAGGTATTGGGGCAGAGATGATCTCATGCTTGACAATAACGGAAGGCTCTTGCAGCAGGTGGCTTTGTATGTCCGCCATCTTGAGTTAGAGGTAAAACAACTGGAAAGCACGGACGCAAGCAACGCCGAGCCGCTTTGCCCTCGAAGAGTTGCGGCAACGGCGGCTGTTGTCATGCAACAGTCGATGAGTTTTCTGATTGAAACAAACCAAATGAAGCAGTTTCCACACGAACACGCTCAACGCCATGCCGACACTATTCACCTACTGAAACAATCGGCAGGAACAGAGGCGAAACCTTACAAAACGATTGCGGTAAAGGATCTGGAAACATGCAACTAACATGGACAACTAACGGCAAAGTCTGGCTGGCGTTGCATGGCGACCAGTGGGCCAAGATTCAGCGGGTGGATGATCATGATTGCCCGTATCATGCTTATATTGGCAACGTTATACCGATCAAATTATCACACGAAATTGTCACGGATGACTGGAACATTGCAAACAAGACTTGCATAACACTTGAACAGGCTCAGGCATGGGCTGCGGAGAAGTTAGGGGTGGAGAGATGAGCGATGAGATAAAAATCGAGTTGATAAGATCGGCCACGATAATCACTATCCTGCTGCCAATCTTTATCTTTTTTGCGGCCCTTATGTACAAAGTATTTCGGAAAGAATTATGAGCCAAAACAGCCAATGGCCTGATCAATGGCCTGAAAAGCAAGAGTTTACAAGGTGGTGGCGTGATTATGGAAGTGGAATAAACATCCAAACAGGCGACGACATAGCAACACACACCGCAAAAGTAGCAGAAACGGCTTGGTGTGCTGCTATGGAGCAAAAACGGGCAACAGCCGTCTATGAGCTTGCACTGCGTAAGGCTTGCGAAGGGCAGGCAGCCCAAACAATGCAGGAATATATCGAATGGGCAGAGTCTGAGATACCAAAATCCAAGCCTGTATCACAAGACAATGGTCATGACCTGCTCATTGATCGTATTTTGAGTGAAGGGGTGAGACAATTCGTGGACAAATTCTGCATAGAAAGAATTCGGATTCTGTCTCGGATTGCATTGGGGAATGAGCCAAAATACTTGGATACACTTTTTGATGACACGGCGGACTTTAGATGATGAGAAGAGGTAAATATGTGCGTAGAGGTCAAATACAATGGAAACACCGCAACAAATGTAAAAGAATTACGAGAGATGCTAGGCTCTGTAATCTGTTATGCGGCAAAGATAGGCGATGATTTTGAAATTTCTGATTCGGATTGCTTGTGTCTCGTAGAGATGGACATAACGCTCGATCTAGCCTGTTTTGAAGTAATAAAAGAGGATAGTGATTCCTTCACCACAGTTGTTAGAAAGAAGCAATAACTATGAGCCAAATTAAAATCACGCCCGAACTGCTTGCAGATCTGCGACAGAAGGCGGAGGCGGCAGGGGGTAAGCAGTGGGAAGTCTATGAGTCAAGCGACGGTATTTTTATCGCAGATGCGAACGATGGTGAAGGGCCGCATCTTGCAGAAGTGTGGTGGCCAAAAGAGGCAAACCACATCGCCGCCGCTTCACCTGCCGTGATGTTGGCACTGGTGGCGGAGGTGGAGCGGTTGAGAGATAGGCTTGATGAATTGATCTGCTCAGGGTGCAATCAGCAGCCGAAGTTTTGTGTCTGCGACGTTCAACTGGAGGCCAGCAATGACGATCAAGCCTGAATCCATCAGTAAAGAACAGGCCGAACTATTCGCCGAGATTATGGATGCCGATTTCGGGCGGTTTCTCCACGATTATCAGGCAATCCCGGTCGATAAGATTGCCAACGCCTTGATAGAGGCCGGGATTGTCAGCCCGCCGGTGTGGGTGATTCGCAACACTAAAACAGGCAAACTGGCATCGCACCCAATAACTAGATTCAAAGAATTGGTTGCTGACAAGAAAGAGCCTTTAGTAGATGGCTGCGAGTACGAACACTGGAAGGGGCAGACAGAATGAAACAGCTTGAATGTAAGCCATTTCAAATTTCGCCAGAGTTGCGGGAGTCGCTACGAAGGCTGGATGAAAAAAGTATCAAAGTCACAATGGCAGAAACAATGAGCGGCCCAGACGATCCTATCAACCCTGACCACTACAAGAACCACCCGTCCGGCGTAGAGTGCATTCAAATCACAGAACACATGAATTTCTGCCGGGGGAACGCCATTAAATATATCTGGCGTGCTGGTGAAAAGGGCGATGCTATTGAGGATCTGCGGAAGGCACGGTGGTATGTTGACCGGGAGATTCAGAGGCTGGAAGGGATTCAAAAAGATGCCTGAAACAGCTTTGTCAATCCTCGCCGCTGTGGCCTGTTTTACGTTGTCAGTCGTAATGGTGGTATTGGTCGTGATGTATCTGCAAGCGATGAAACGGGGGAGATGATGTTTAAGATGTTTGACGATAGTTTTATGAGATATTTTCCGGGGTCAAAACTGGGGAATATTGGCCACTGGGTCAACGAATATTTAATGGCTGAATTTCCAACGCCAATTCAATGTGTTGAATTTAACTGGGTCAAATACAAAGAGCATTTTCTGCCAGTTTACACAATGAAAGTAACATTTCATCCTGTAAGTAATCTGCCTGATTCAATGCAGTTTGTCGCCGATTTTATTGCAAGTCCGCTTAAATGTGATTCGCAGTATGTTGACGGTATTCGTGTTTTGAGTGATCCAAGAGAATCGGCAAAAGATATGAGGATTTCACCGATCTGGATTGCACGCCATCTGTCAAAGGCTGTTAGTGAACGTGGCAAGCAGATCGCAGAACTTGAGGCACAACCTTGAAACTCGTCGCGATTGGATAAGCCCGCCTGTTTTGTTGATCAGGTCGTTTAAGAGGCAAGCCAGGTTCGATTCCCGGCCGCGACTTCCGGATTGGCTATACAACTACGCCATTCCGGGCTCTGAGTCTGTTCAGTTCACATTGAATCGACAAAGAGATATATCCAGGCGCCGGGTAGCTCGTTGCTGCCCGGCATTTATTTAGCACCAGGAGGGTAATATGCGTGTCTTAGGAATCGATCCAGGCCCAAATCTGTCGGGGGTTTGTTTGATCGATTACAAAGCTGACAAGAACTGGGAGATTGTCTTTGCCGAAAAGGCGACAAACTCTGACGTGAAAGCTATTTTACAAGACGACCTGAACGCCGATGTCGCGATTGAAGGCATGGTTTATCAGGGGCAAGGGTTCGGGGCCAGCTCGATTGAGACCTGTTATCAAATCGGCTGGTTCATGGCGATCGCAGCCCGCGAGAATGCCCACGTCTTTCTTTATTCTCGACGAGAATACGGGCGGCATTTCGTCCCGGAGGGCACGCTGAACGATAGCAGTTTGCGGGCCGGCTTGGAGGATTGCTTCGGCTCTTTTTCTTACAAAACAGCCCCGCTCTACCCGCTGAGAGGGGCAACGGACAAGCGATCAGCTTTCGCGGTCGCAATGTATCACGCAATCAAAACCACTAACGCTGTGAAAGTGAAAAGCAAGAATGGATAAGAAGCCAACTCGCTCCAAAGAAGAAATAAAGCAGATCGAACTGCTTCGAGACGCTTACCACAAAATAAAGCGATACCTCGAAGATGGAACTTCTACAGCCAGGCATGATCTATGGCTTCAGGGCGAGATGATTAAATCACATCTTCTCACAAAGGAGGATGTTTCGATTGATGTTGATTACCAGTATGCACAGGTGCCCAAAGAGAAACCGAAGTCCTCGGCACGATCGGCAAGAGGGACGCGGAACCTTAACCATCTTTTTGACCAGAAACGAAAGAAGGAAGCAAATGCTGACTGACGAACAAAGAGAAAGACGGCGAAAAACAATCGGCGCGTCCGATGCACCGATTGTTATGGGTATCTCGCCTTGGAGTAGCCAGCGGGAACTCTGGCTGGAAAAGGCAGGTTTTGATAGCCAGGAAGAAACGCAGAGTACCCGCCTCGGCAATTACCTTCAGTACGGTGTTGCAATGGAGGCCCTAAAACAGATTGGAGGGAATATCCTGCTGGAAGAGCCCTTCTTGCAGCACGCCGACGGCTGGGCCAGCGCCACGCCAGATTATATTATCGGCCAAGGCGACGATCGGGCGATCCTTGAGATCAAAACAACGCACCAGCGAAGCTGGGATATTGTGCCAGAACACTACCTGCTCCAGGTCAACTGGCAGGCTTGGGTGGCCGGTATTGACCGGGCCTATCTGGCGTGCCTGCATGGCGAGGGCTTGAAGGTCGCGATCTACGAGATCACGCCTTCGCTTCAGTCTTCTTGGTTCATCAATGCTGTTCGCGAATGCAAGCGATTCTGGGAGCGATACATCCAAGGCAACGAGGAAGTGCCGAAAGACGCCAAGACGGCCGAGAGCGAAGAGCTGAAGGCTGCGATCCGAGCAGAGTCGGGAAAGAGCGTTGATCTCGATATTGAAACGCTCGGATACCTGCGAAAACTGGCCGAACTGAAGCGACGGAATGCTCCTGCTGCCGACGAGATCGCGGTATTGGAGAAACTGGTCAAAAACAGACTCGATGCAGCCGAAGTCGGCTTGTATTCAGGCCAGACAGTTGTGACATGGAAAGAGTCGGTCTCGAACTCTTTCGACTCGGCCCGATTCAAGACCGATTACCCGGATCTGGCCAAGCAGTACACGAAGCAAACGATTTCTCGACGCTTTCTTCCGAAGGAAGATGCAATCCTTTCCCTAACCTCAATTTCACAGGACACAGAATATGTCAGCAATTAACACGTTCGCTATCTCCGGCATTGCTCGTCAATCCGCCACGCCAGTGGGCCAGGGCAGCTATTACAAGGTGGTTCTGGATAGCCACAACAGCAAGGCCAATCGCACTGAGCCGATCGAAGTGCTTGGTAAGTCGGAAGACTTTCAGAAGATCCGGCCCAACGATGCTGTTTGCGTGCAAGGTGCGATCGGCGGTCGGATCAACGACAAAGGCTATTGCAACCTGACACTCTTCGCGCTCACGGTCGAGATCTTCGCGCCGGCCACCGGAGTCAACTACGCTGACGACAACGAACCGCCCTATTGATCCCTCTTTCTTTTCTGCTATCCTGTATTAACGGGCGATACAGGATGGCAGGAGTAAACAATGCCGACACCTAAGAAAAAGGTGCGAGAATACGCCACTATGCAGGTTGTGTTTCGCACGAGTAACGAATACAGGCACTGGCTCCGCTGTTTGGCAGCGGACTCGGGCCTTTCTATTTCCGAGTTTTTAGAGTTGTGTTGCAACGAATATGCGAAAAAACACAGCCTGAGAACGCCGCCGCGTCGCTGGCCACCGGAAACGGAATGAACATGGAACGCGAAAATATACCTTCGGACGAAGATCCGCGATATTACGGGATCAAGCCGGAAGACTTGGAACGCTGGCAATATGTCTGCAAGCGATTCGGGGTTCCTGCTGCTGTCACGGTAACAAACAACAGGCCCAGGCTTGTTATTACTCTGCCACGAAATGATGGCAAAGGAACATTTAAGCAGGAGATTCGTTCGCTCGAATCTTTTGTTTTTAACTTTCTCGATGCCTACTGCTACCATTTGAAACCTTTTTCTTTGAACTACGACAAGTTTCTGCCCAGGTTTGCGAAGTTCAAAGAGAAAGAGATCCACCCGTGGATCAAGCGATACAAGGAAGAGGATTAACACCTCGGCATGTTCGGCAAGAGGGACGTTGACTGAACAGCAAACCCCAAGACGCAGGAGAGAGAAATGAACCCGATGCGAAAGATGCCAACAGTGGCCCACGACGCTTTTGGCAAAGCGATTGACATTCCAGTTGCGGCAGATAGCGAACTAGAGAGAGCCATCGACATTCTTGCTGGCGGTAATCTAACAAAAGATGAACAGGCATTCGTCGAAATGGCTTGGCAAAAAAAGAATTGGACAATCCGTGTGATTGTTGATGAGCTTCGCGAGAAACGAGGCATGGTGCCAGTTCCGTATGATTTTGATTGGACTTCTTTAGGAGGGCACAAAAAATGACGATCGAAGAAATAAAGGCCAAGATTCTTGAGATTCATCAGCCCGGCGATACCGACGAGCGTAACAGGATGGATTGGGCGGCGAGGGATTGCTTCAATGCCAAACATGCAGAGATTCTGCCTTCTGGTGATGTCTGGATCGAACGCCCGATGACCGGCCAGGTGCTTGACGACGACAAGCTGGAAAGGCTTTGGAGCTACATTTCAGAAGATTTACTGTCGGAAGCAGAGCCTGAATATCGTTGTCGTACCTGCGGAGCAGTGCAGGAAGACTCGGCTGTATTGGAATGCGACGAGTGCGCGTGAGGGGGCATCTCCCCTCATTTAATCCCCGGTATTAACCAGAACAAAAAGGGTAAAACATGCGATGGCCTACAACTTCAGAGATTGTACAGATGGCAGATCTCGACCGCGGCCCGGTTTTGCTGGCTTTGCAGTCGCGAGAGTCAGAGATCGATTCCTTTCTTTCTTCTCCAGAGTCTTTTCTTCTTCCTTTTGCTTCGCGCGAGCAGGCAGCAGAGGGCCAAGAGATCGCGGAGAAGATCGAGTTGATCGAGTCGTTAGGCTGGGATCATCCAGACGCCCAAGCCTCGGCAGGATCGGCAAGTGCAGTGTCAGTTTGAACGGTGGTATTAACGGTAGATACCAGTATCCTAACAGGAGATAGACAGATGCTTTTACATGAGAAGATCAACGAATTACTGGCAGCTTACAATGTGGCTTTGCGAACCGCATCGAAGCATCAATTTGTAGAGCCATATTATACCCAGTTGAGTGCAATACAGTCGGAAATCGTCGAAACGCTTCGATCTCATTTACAGCCCCGGCATCGACCAGAGTTTCTTTTATTTCACGGAGACTGCTACCAGGTTTGCTACCGGACGGAAAGGGTAAGCAATACCTGCGCCAGAACGCAGCATTCTTTCGAGCTACACGTTCCTTATGTGCCTTCTCAGCCTATGCCTGAAGATGTCTCGGCAGAGTCGGCAAGTGCAGTGTTGGCTTAACAACAATCATTTGTGGGTGGTTTATTCCGCCCGCATTTCAACGAAAGGTCAAGTAAATGAGTGCGAACTATACCCCAGGGCCTTGGCAAGTTGGGCCTGAATATGAAAACCGTCTTAGCCGCAGTGTTTGGCGTGGTAGTTTTTACGACAAGGCATCGACTGTTGCGCGTTTTGTCGCCACAGATGCAGACGCACGACTGATTGCAGCCGCGCCGGATTTGTTGGCAGCATTGCGATATCTTGTAAAAGAAGCAAATGCCAACGGCATGATCTGGGAGGAACCGGCATTGAAACAGGCTTTAGAGGCCATTGAGAAAGCCACAAAACCACCCGCCTGATTTTCCCCCTTTTCTCTTTTTTCTCTTTTATACACACGCGCCCGCCCGTGCATATCGCACGGGTAGGCATATCCCGCCCGCCCGGTATTTATATCCAGGTATTAACAGTTAATACCTTTACAGTATCGGTAAGACATACACCGGTGCAGTTTCGCCCCGGCAACCATAAACGGAGGAAATGCAGTGAACGCAACAACGACAGATAAAGAACAGATCTTGACCGCGCTTCGTGCCTTTATCTCGCAACGATCGGGCATGGATTATGCAAATTATGGCGACATGCCCGCATATAACGCCGATCGAAGATCAATCACCCAGGCTGGAAGCGATTGCAAGCAGTTACTGAGAGAGATCGAACTGCGCCCCAGCATGACAGCCGAGGATCTAATTAGAGCATCAGAAGCAGCCTACTGCGGCCGCCTTGAAATCACTCAGGAACGCGGCCAGACGCGCATTGATTATACCACCGGACAATACTTCCCGACCGAGTACCGCGCCGCAGTCCGCGCCGTTTTGTTTCGTGCTTTATGGCGATATATGGCGAAGGATGTAGACTCAAACCTTGTGAAAATTCGGCTTAAACAGATTTTAGGCTACGGACTTTTTAACAGGTGCTATTGATACCCAACCCCAACACACACAACCCCGGAGGGCCCGCGAGGGCCCCAGAAAGGATACGACAGATGACACGCTGGAAAAAAGCCGGATTGACAGAGTACATACGCAACACGGAGAGGAATTTCTATCAAACGGAATACCACTTTTTAATACGCAGCGCGAGAAATGCCCGAATAGAAGCAGAGAGAATACTGAAAAGGTATTTAGAAATACGCAACTACCCAAGCACGCCCGCCAAAAAAAATGAGATGGCTTTATGGTGGTGGCGAGATTATAGGCGAGAACTAAGCACCGCCAGACTGAGAATTGCAGAATCTAGAGCGCTTCGAAAAACCAATCCACAACCACTATTTAACACAACCGCCTTGAAAGGATATTGAACATGTATTTTATGGCCGCAAAATTTGGCGGAGTATGCACCGAAACAAATAAGCCTATCCGCAAGGGCGACCCGATTTTCTACGACAATCGCAGACGCGCCGCATATTGCCAAGACTCCACACTATACAAGACCGAGTTCGAACTAGAGAAAGCCAGGACATTTTCCCGCGCGTGGAATATGCCGGACTCTAATTGGTGAGAAAGGAAACGACAATGACAAAGGCAGAAGAAATCGAAATCTTGAGAGAAGCAACGCAGCTCCTAGGGCCCGACTCTTATTTGGGCCCTTACATAGCCGAGCAGATACCGTATCTGCAAGAAATGATACGCCAGGATATTTTTCCGATATCCTTCGAATCGATGACAACGCTGTGCAAGCAGCGCATTGACGAGGTAACACAATGGGAGCAACGCAAAGTAAAAGAGAAGAACGATGAAATCGAACGCGCAAAACGACACGCCGCGCAGATAATCCAGGACGCACGAGACGCGGCCGAGACAATCCGAGCCCGCGCCCGCCGCGCAGTTTTGGCAGCAATCGGAGAGGATTGACACCCGCACCAGGTGACACCGTGCAGGATTGTGACACCTAGCAACCTGTGACACGCTGCAACCCTTTTCTCCTTTACCCTGCCCACTGGACCGTTAACCCAGTGGCAGGGCATCCGACCTACGACGACTGGCACCGACCCACGACAGGCAACACGACCAAATCATCACCACTTTAAAGGGTGATTGACCATCAGGAAGGAAACCCAGTGGCGTGAGCCCCACACCCCCTTTTGGATTTACACCAACTTGGTGAATCTGCACACCCCATCGGTGGTGGTGATTGTGCCGGCACAACTGAGTAGTAGGCACAACCGTTTTCGGTTGGCACTGTGAAAATTTAGTTACAACGGTTTTCGAAAACGGTACAAAGTGGTAAAGTGCAAACAGGGTATTGGTTAATACCCTGTGGTAGTACGCATAGTCCGTCCAACCCACGCCTAGCGTACCATACCCTGACAAAAAGTACAAGACTTGGCGGTAGATTTTGCTACTGCATTTCGAGGTAAGGGGGAACTGCAAGTGGGGCAAATAGAAGGAGTTCCGGCAAGAGAATTTTTGTCGATTGTCCGCAAATCTGTCAAAGAACAATGGCCGGTTTCGGCGGAGCAGAAAAGCGTAACAGCCCGGCGAGTTGCGGAAATTATCGAGAACGCGGACGGCAAATACTCCGAGAAGGATATGCTTACCGCCGCAAGGGTGCAGCTCGAAATGGACAACTCCAACATAAAGAATGCTCTTGCTGTCGAGGCCGCAGAACTCTCCCGCGAAAAGTTCGAAAAACTCTCCTCCCTCGAAAGCCTTATCACACACTCCCTCGCCGACGGCCCGCCGTCCGGCCCGATCGTCTCCGATACGCCTATGCCTGCCCTCGAATTTCTCGACGTACAAAGCGAGGAAATCGACGAAACAGAAGAGAACATCTAAAGATGCGAGTATCCGCCGACGTTATGATCTCCAAGCCAACCCCGCGTTGGCTGTTCGACGAATACGAGCCATGTCGCCAGTCTATCTCCCGATTCAACAGGGTCGTTCTCAATCGGCCCTCATTCTGGAGCAAGCAGTCAGAGCTTGCCGAAAGTTTCCGATCCTACGAAACAACCCTCTGCAAGGCAGGCAACTCTGTCGGCAAGTCTTTCTCTGTTGCCGCCCTTGTGCTGTGGTATCTCATGTACCACAAAAACTCCAAAGTTATTGTTACTGCGCCGTCCGAAACACAGCTCAAGGAAGTCTGCTGGGCGTATATCCTCAAGGCGTTCCACGAATGCCCATACAAACTCTTCCCCAAGGCAAGAGTTTACAAGCAGCCCATGAAGATCGAAATTGCCGAGGATTGGTGGGTGCTTGCCTACTCTACAAAGAAAAAGGAACGCCTCTCCGGCCACCATGCAGGCAACCTCGCCTTTATCGTCGATGAAGCATCCGGTGTAGATCGCGAAATCTTCGAAGCACTCGACTCCCTTGCCCCGCACCGCACACTCCTTATCGGCAACCCGCTCCGTCCTGAAGGCGTGTTCTACGAACGCTGCATGAAGCAAGTCTCCATGCCGGACAAGAAGGTCAATCTGATTACCATACCTTCTACAGAATCACCCGACATTACTGTCGAACACTCCGCTCGCGGTATGGCGTCAAAAGGATGGCTCGACAAGATGCGCCGCGAGTGGGGCGAAGGCTCGCTCTGGTGGAAGCCGCACATCCTGGCCGAGTTCCCCGAAGCCGATTCCCAGACACTCATCCCGCTCGACTGGCTGTTGGCCTGCGAAGCAATTCCTTGGACACCCGGCGGCCCAAAACGTATTTCGATCGACCTCGGTACAGGCTCTGGCGGCGACCGCTCGGTTGTCATTGTTCGCGACGACAACGGTATCGTCGATTATTGGGAATCACGCATCGCCACCATGGAAGAAACAGCATGGAAAGCATTCGAGTTCAAACGAATGCACGACGTCTCCGACCATCGCATCACCTTCGACCAGGCCGGTATCGGTGCCGACTTCGCATTCCGGCTCCGCTCAATCGGCATTTTCAATCCGACACCCTATATGGGCGGCAAGCCAGCCAATAAAGCATTTCGGAATATTCGCAGCTATTCCTATTGGCAACTTCGCAATAGACTCGACCCGTCAGGACGCTACTTCAGGCCGTTTTCCATGCCCATGCAGTTCCTCTCCGCTATCAAACGCGAGCTTATGGCAATACGTTATGACCTGAACGCTACCGATACCCTCGGGCTCAACGATAAAGAAGAAGTCATCAACCTGCTCGGTCACTCACCTGACCTTGCAGACTGCCTCTCACAGTCTTTCGCATATCTCGATTGACACGCATGTATTAACCAGTACACTATTTGTATCGGTATAAACCGATCCTGTTAAGGGAATCGCAAATGGCAATTTCGCTCGGCTCTATTTTCAATCCGCTTGTCAACCCGACACGCAATATCGGGCTTGTTCCTGCGGTATTGGTTGCCGACGACGCCACTAAAGCTCGCGAAATTATCGAGTCGGGCTTCCCTGCCGACCAAACCCGGCTTGTTCTGTCGGGTGTGTGTCGCGACTGCTACGACGGCAACTTTATTCCGTATATTTCGGAATGGATCGGCAACGACCGGGCCCGCGATATTGCAGTGCGATACTCTAAAATTATGCGACGTACGGTTGATGTCCTGTCAACTCACCTTTACAGAAAAGGCCCGTTTCGAGAAATTTACGGCCATCCCGAGGCCACCGCATTTCTCAACTCAATCTACAAGGCCAGCAACTTTGACTCGGTTATGCAGCTTGCAGACCGGATCACGCATATCAACGATACGGCGGCGATCGAATTTGTTCCCAACGACGGCCCGGATGCGATCCGTGTGCCAGTCAAAATGCGAACCTGGGACTCTTCGGAATTTGTGCCATTCTTTACCTCTGACGACGCTATGGAGCCTTGGGCGGTCGCCACGCTCTCCAATTTCGGCGACAATCGCATGGCCCGATACTTCTCGGCGGACGAAATATCGAAGTTCACTTCGCCAACGCCGGTCATCCAGAGTTCAACCAACTCGGCAACCAATAAAAACGCCGGTATGACTGAGGTTTTTGGCTATCCCCAGCCAAACTATCTGGGCGTCGTGCCATTCGAGTTTGTGCATTTTGAAATGCCGCGAAACTCATTCTGGGTATCTGGCCCCGGCCAGCACCTTGCCCACCTCAACATGCACGTCAACCGTCGCCTTTCAGACCTTGCTGACCAAATCATTCACTGGCGGCCAAAAGGCGTCATGAAAAACACAAAAGCCGAATGGAATCTGCCTCGTGACCAGAAGCCAGGCCAATACACGCGGCTGGAAACAACGGGCAATATTGACCTTACAGGGGCAGAAGCAACGGTCGAATTTCTTGGCCCTGACCTTGGATTTACCCAATACGACTGGAACGACCTGACCCAATACATCGACCACATGGTTGAAATGGAAGGCGTGCCCGCTTCCACCATCCGCATGACGCAGCAGGGCGGAACGTCTGGCGTAGCGATCATGTCAGAGCAGTTGCCACTGATCGAACGTGCGGAAGCCAGACAGCGAACATTCGAGTTCTTTGAACGCAAAATCGCCAAGAAATGCCTGACAATCGCCCGATTACAACTGCTCAGTGCTGAAATTCAGGATGAGCAGACTGCCCAGTATGTCATGGCCTATGACCAGATCCTTGCGGCCGCTCTTGCCGACTTCGACACAAACTTCCGCATGATCTGGCCAATCATGACCAAAAACCGCCCAGGCCCAGAACGGGACGCTCACGACGCATTTCAGCTCAATTTCAATATGAAATCGCGAACGACAATGGTAGCTGAAGACCTTAATATCCCACAGGAAGAGGCTTTTACCAAAGTCCAAAACGAAATGTCGCTCATCATGCAGGAAAATATGCTGCTGGCACAAGCCCAGATGCCGCTTCAGCCTCCACCGGCACCCGAAAAAAACACAGAGAAAGGGGGCAGCGATGACTCGCAGAGCAGCGATCCTACTGCTTGACGGGCTTGTTATGCCTAATGTGACCGTCATTCCCCCGGCTGGCAACATTACCACAACCGGCAACTACACGTTTACGGCCACCTGCCCTACCACAAGCCCCACGTTCGAGTGGTCGACAGGTGCCAATGCCACCATTATTTCAGGCGGAAGTACCGGAACGGTCACAGTCAGCTTTAATGCGGCAGGCGTCCGAACGCTTACAGTTATCTGTACAAACTCCAGAGGGCTTACCCAAAACGGAGCCTGGATCGGAGCGGTCACGTCATGAGTAAGTGGAAACAAACCGCCGCTGTTTATCCCATCGAGTTCTACCCCGGTAATAACGTCACGCTGGCGTTTCAAATCACGACGCCCGTTACGGCTAACAACATTACGACAAATGTTCCGGTAAACATTTCAGGATACCAGTTTGAAGCCAATTTGCTTGTAAATGGGCAGGTGTTTACCGGCAATGTTTCGGTAATCAGCGCAGCCAACGGCACGATAGCACCGGCCTTTTCGCGAGAACTTACGGCCAATGTGCCCGAGGATTGCCACGGCTGGGAACTGGACATGACCGACGGGAACAACTACAGGCGAACGATAGCCGTAGGCCCAGCCATTGCCAAGTGCAAAGAGGGCTGCAATGCCTGACCCAATCGTTATTCTGGCAAATTCGCCGGATCAGATCGTCCTTTCGCCACTTTCCGTAACGATCCTTCAGGATGATCGAACGGCGATGGTCACGTCCGTCAATAACATGACGGGCAATGTATCGATCAACTACAGCAACCTTCCCGGCACGCCGAATCTGGCCGGTTATCAGACA